TATTGGGTTTTAGAATAAACTTGTTTATTTAAATTTATATTCTCGCCCGACATTATCCGTTTATAACTTTAAAGTAATATTGATCATCAAATATTATTTTTGAACCATTAAGGTTTGTTTGAATTAAAATTGCATAATATCTTTCAGGTTCTAAACCATTCATATACACATCAAAATAACTTGATGTAGCATCTGCGCTAATTTGAGTATATTGTGAATCAAAATCTATCACATATTCATTTGTATCTAAATCTTTAATAGCATAAAGAGATGAACCTGAAGGTAAATAATAATTATTTAAATAAACAGATGATGTTTCCCATATTTGAAGTGGGTATTCAGGTCTAGCATTAATTCTAAATCTATTAATACTTTCAGGATAAAATGTTCCTGGGTTTTGTGCTAATGTTAGAGTTGCTGGGGTTGTATTTAAAACGGTTTGTTTAGATGATCCTGTAGAAAAAGAAAAATCAAGCCAACTAATTTGTAAAGCTGGTGGATAAATTGTATGTGTATCTCTTGAAAAATATTTTAATTCTGGTTGGATGTTTTTATTGTCAATAAATTCATCTTCTTGTTTTAAAATAAATCCATTATTAGCAAAAACAGGAGTAAACCATGCTTTTAAAGTATTTGTAACATCTAAGTTAATATCTTTACTACCATAAAATGAAAATTCTACAGATTGAGTAACGCTTCCTGTAAACGAGGATGAAGGAGAACCTGTATACCAAGTACCACCACCTGCAAATGAATATGAAACATTATATGAAGCTGTTACACAATTTCCAAAACTAGTAGTTTTCCATTGTCCATTTACAGATCCGGAGAATTTTTGCCAAATCCAACTAACACCATTTGTTACTGAAGGTACATCTAAATATCTTCCTGTACCCATATCCCAAGAACCTGAAACTGGATAACATTCAAGAGTAGTAGTTGCATTCATTCCTGTGGAAGTAGCAATATAACATTGTAAATTAGCTTTCCAAGATCCACTATTATATACATTATCAGGAATTAAATCAAATGCTTGAGCAATGTCTTCTTCAGAAAATTTAATTAAAAATCTACTTGTTTGAGGGTTTGGGTCTGAATAAGCAAAGACTGTTTCGGTTGCCTCAACTATTTCATCCATTCCCGTATTCATATTAGGGAACAATGAATATATTGTTGCGTCTTTTTCAGGAAATATTTTATATACTGCCATTTTTATTTATTATAAATTTACTACTCTACCTTGAATATCTTGATTTGGATATTTTACTTCAAATATTGATGGATCAAGAGATGGATAAATTACATTACCAATTGTTGCCGCATTTATGTCGTAAGCATACGGAGAATATCCTAAATTTGTTCCTACAAAATTTGAAACTGTTATATTTTTTACTGTTTGTACACCTTCAATTTTATATTTTTTACTGTTTGTACACCTTCAATTTTATCTAAAAGAATATAAATTTCTCTATAAATAATAGGTTGATTAATTTGCCATTTATCAATAGCAAAATATGTTTTTAAAGCTTCAATACAATTAAATAATACTTGATTACTATTATATTCTGGGAGTACTATAATATCAAAATTTATTCCAATATTGATAATAAATCCATCCTTAATATTAACAGCATCATTAACCATTCTATATTGAGATAAGTATGTAGTTAAATTTTGTTTTAAAGCGGTGGATGCTGTGTTTAATTGGTTGCTTGCGTTATATGACAACACATACAAGTCTAATACGGAGTTAGATTCGCCTGCAGACATTGATTGTGCCTTTGTAGGTTCAATATATGCTTTAGCAATAACTCCATATTTAGCAGGCATTGATAATGATCTTACTAAATAATCATCTTGTGTTACGTTACGTAATTGTGTTGCAAAATTTGCAGAAGCATTTTGTCTAATTTCTTCAATTGTATCTCCATCTCCTCCACCATCAGCTGCAGTTGGGTTAGTAACTGCTAATGAAGCAAATATAGTATTTGCAGTTACAGAATTTAAATTTGAGTTTAAAAATGTAATATCTGCTACTAAATTTGTTAAATCATTTGATGGTACATTTGCTTCAACACCACCACCTGTTAAATATCTAACTGTTAAATTAGTTTGTGAAGGTGCAATGCCGTATGTTTTTGTAAATATAAAGTTTGAAGGAGAATAAGCTGTTGTTAACTTAGTTTTTTCAAATGGTAAACCTAAACCTACGTTATCGGAATTAGGAATAATTTCTTCGTCTGTATCTGTTGCTGTTCCCGCGCCAAACTGGATTTGTAAAGATCCTGAATTTAGGAAACGTGTAATAAATCTTCTTTGGACTTGTGCTAATTTCAATAAATAAGGTGTATCACCTTGATATTGAGATAAGTTAGGATCATTTGGGTTTGTATTTTTTATAGAATCATAAACAGCATCTTGTGCTAAATAATCTACTTCATACCATTCATTAGTATCAGTATCAAATACATCTAAAACACCAATTATTTTTTCAGCATTAATTTCTACTGTTGAAAATTGTTGTGGTGCACCAAATGAAAATTGAGTTGTATTAATTGTTGAAGATATTGATTTTCTATCTTTCTTTAAAAGATAATATAATGGATTATTAGATCCATCAATACTAAAAATAGAAATTTCTGTTGGGTCACCTGAAGATGATACACTAAAATCAATTGGATCTTCTATTAGAAATGAAATGTTAGGATTAGTAACAGATTTTATTTGAGCATTTTGATTAATAAAAAGAGCATAATCAAAATCAGGAATATATGTTGAACCAGATAATTTAGATGGTACTTGTTGGTAAAATGAAATAGGTGCTGTTGCAACTTGGGTTACATTTGGTTTATAACCAAACATATAAGCTAATTCATATAAGTTGTTTGTTTGACGAGCATATTGTAAATATGTTTCTTGAACCTGATTGTCTAAATAAAATGATAAAACATCACCTACATAAGCAGCCATTTCCATAAACATCATACCTGGTGATGCGGGAGTGAAATCATTATATGTTGTTGGAAAATAGGTTTTAGCATAGTCTACTAAACTAGCTCTTAACTCGTTAAAGTCTCTATTAATATATTGTATATTTTTTCTTTTGGTTGCCATTATGTAAATACTATTTCTACTGTGTCACTTAAACCTGTATCTTGGATATTATATTTTAATATTATGTTAATTTGATTAACTTCTGGAAGTGAGTTTATATCTAAACTCGCAATAATAACACTAGGAAAATATAATCCTAATTGATATTGAATATCTTCTTTTAATGAATCTAAATTTCCAGTATTAATTTGTTGGAAAATAAATGCCCTTAAATTACCACCAAATGTTGGATTTAAGTATACTTCATTTTTATTTGTTAAAAAAAAGTTAATTAGATTATTTTTAATAGCTTCTTTAGTAGTATAAGTTATTTTAAATACACCAGGAGCATTAAAAGGAATAGCTACACCAACACCTGTTCCAGGTTTGGTATCAATAGGATATATCTTTTTTGCTCCGAATGCCATTATTTATTCATTAACCCCATTATCATATCTAATCCTACTTCTCCAGCAGGTAATGTTCCATTAACATTATCTACAGGTCCTGTAGGGTTAAATTGACCAGCATATGCTGTTGTTGCTGGGTTATTATTTTGCATGTCTTCTAATAAACCTCCAAACATAGCACGTCTTTCGGCAGCGTTAAGTTGTTTAGGTTGTTCAAGGTGTGGTTGTGCGTAAGTATCTTTTACTGATTCCTGTACAACCGTTCTAGGAGCACGTACTGCTTCCAATAGGATATCTTTTAATTCCTCTTGAATAGCTTCTTTTACGGCTTCCTTAATAATTTTTTTAAAGTCTGATGGTTTCATTGTTTATAAATATTAAAATTAGTAAGCTTTTAAATTATCTCTGTCAATTATTAGTTTTAGTTCATTAATTAATGTTTGTTCATCAGTTGTAAATGATAATTCGGTCTGAATTAATACAATTCCTGATTGATTTTTACCAACGGCACGTCTACGATCTACAGTAGGTGTATAAGGAACTATTTCTATTTCAATAATAAAACCTTGATATGTAGTTAGATTTTGAGTATTATCTGCTTGTAATTGAGCATCCGCTATATCTTGAACTTCTTTAGAAATAGGGAGAAGTGAATTCATATTATTAGGATCACATTTTTCTAAAAATGCATCTATTGATTTTAATAACGCTATTGCTACTAATATAAAACCACCTATAATAGAAGCAACTAAAGCAGCTCCACCTATAATTGAGGTTAATTTTTGTAATCTTGAGTTACCTGTAGTTGGGTCTATAAGAGCTGCTGTTTTAGCATTAGTTAAAGTAGCTAAAAGACCAGGTAAAGCTGGTGCAAGTACAGGAAAAGATACTGCTGCTATTTTAGCTGCAATTTTTGCTAAATCTATTCCTTTAATAAATCCTTGTAATAAATTTAAAAATGTAGAAACACCAGTTAATGATATTGTAATAACATTTAATACTCTACCTATTTTATTTAATTGACCAACTATTAAATCTCTTTGTTGTCTAATTTTTGCTAATGTAGCAGCATCCGGACAAACATCCATATCTAAAAACTTTTTTATATAAGTATCTATTAGATTTTTTAATGCTGGATTAATTATTTTTTTAACTTGATTGCCTATTACTAATAATAATAAAGGTAATTTAGCAATACCCATTGCTTTTAAATCAGATGGGGTAGCATTTTCAATTTGATTTACATCGATATTTTCAGCATCTTGTTGATCTAATATAAGTTGATCATCAGCAGCTTGCTGTAATCTTTCTTGTTCTTGTTCTTCAGGAGTAATTGTTGCCATTATATGGTAAAATTAGATGTTGACTTTAACTTTTCAAGATTACCCTGAATTATTTTTAGCTGAGATGATAATTGATTTGCAGCTAAATTTAATGGAACAATTGGTGTTCCGGGAGCTGTTGAAACTACAGTAGAACAAATTTGTAAAAATGCATTTAAATTATTAATTAAATTATTTAAAGTAGCAATTGTTTTATTTCCTAATAATAATGGTTCTGTTGCATTTTTAGAACCTAAATATAATTTTCCTGATTGTAATGTAACTGTAGGAGCATCAATATTAACACTTTCAACAGCATTTAAATTAACTGATTTTTTGGAACTTAATAAAATATGATCTACAGTTGAATTAAATACTAAACGACCTGAGTTAATAATAATTTGCTTTCCAGCATATTGATCAGGGGTTTGTGGTGGATTACTTTTATAACTAAAATAAGAAGTACTTGATGCTTTTAAAGGTATCTTTTGAGTACTTGTTTGATAGATAGAAGAATCATCATTATTAATATCTTCTACTGTTGGTATCCAACCTTCTTCGGTTTGAACACCTTGACCATTTCGAAGAATCATAATAGGATCACCGTTTGCTCCAACTGAAGAC